GTGAAAATAGTACAGATGAAAGGTAATAAGTGGGGATTGGTTGGTAACAACGGCCAGCTTCTTATTGTTACTAGAAACCGGCGCATTGTTGAACACCATTTAGTTAAGATGCTTTCTTCCGTCGGCGACGAGGTGCAGGCTTAGGCTTTTCCTCTTCATTTACTTTTTCTTTCATAGCTTCTAATCGGCTAATAACTTCTTCGCCATCCATCCAAATATCTCTATTGTTAAGAACAGCAACAACTTCTTCTTCGGTCAAAAAATCAGCGTAGATATCTCGTAAAAGATTTTCAGACCACTTGCGTTCATGCACAATATTGTCGTACATTTCACCGCCCTTACCAATGGTTCCACCTGAATAGTTGTGGAACATAAACATTGAGTGGCCTGAAACTTCATATCCATGACCACATAAGAAAATCATAGTTGCTGCACTCATACAAGCGCCTTCAACTGAGCAAATGACAGTTCCTTCGCATTCACCAATTACTCGCATCATTTGAATTGCTGTGAATAGATCTCCACCATAAGAATTAATATGGATATTTACTACATCATTTTTACTTGCATTACGAATAATATCGAACCAGTCAATATATTCATCAGCTCTTTTAATTTCTCCAACTAAATAAAATTCATGAATATTTGCCACAGGTCTATGGTGAAAATAATTCTTCTTTTTATCGCTTCCACCAATCATTTCTAAAATATCCTCATTCATTCTTTGCCCTCAAGTTGACTGATTTTTTCTTTTAATTGTACTACTAAATCTTCTAACTCTTTTATATATTCCTGGACAACTTCCTTCTCACATAGTGTTTCACAACATATATCTATTTGCTGATGGGCTCTAGTGGCCAAACATTTTTCTCGTCGCATATTCGTCAATAGTCTCCAATAGCTTTGGTGCCCAATTATCTCTGTGTTCTTTAAAAACTTGAGCTTGTTCACCATCAACAGAAATAATAGTTACCAAATTTGTAATTGGCATTCCAGTTCTTTCTTCCCACATAATTGCATATGCAGACTCTTGAATAAAGTAACCTTCAATCCATTCTTTTTTCTTTAATTTTCTAGAAGTTTTGAAATCGACAATAGATAAAACACCATCAAACTCAGCCACGCAGTCGACACGACCAGCCAAGCCAAGGTGTTCTGAATACAAGGGGACTTCTTGCGCATACACTTTACCAATTCGTTCATCTAAGATACCTTTAACGTCTTTAAAATTTTCTATAACATTAGGCATATAACCTTCTGTATAGTCTTCTTTGTTGTTAATATAATCTTCTATAATTGCGTGTACTGCAGTGCCTCGAGTAGCAGCACGATGAGAAATCTTATTTGCTTCCTCTTCGCCTACTCGCTTTCGCCAAGCTCGAATAGCATCTTCACTTAAGATAGAAAGTACTGTGGTAACACTAGGATAAGAAATACCGTTAGGACACTTATATTTTCGTCCTGTGTTAGTGGTCTCAGCCAATATATCATTGTAACCCAGATCGATTCCAACATGTTCAAATTTCCTCGGTGGGGTCAATGTAGTCATAACTTTTCCATGATGTAGGTTTAATTTTTAATTTACGCTTTGCTTCTACTTTGCGAATACGTAAGTCTTTTTCGTCTCGAGAATAAACTTTGTTTTTTCCCTTTTTCTTATTACGAGAGTCAAAACGCCCAAACTTTGCCATTTTCCTTTTCCATATTATTTAATACCCATATGTTCCTTAGTCATTATATAATCTCTAACAAGACCGGAACGCACAATATCTTGCCAAGAGAATTCAATAGTCTCAAAATATTTTAGTTGATCGATAATTTCTAAAAATTTTAAAATTCCATTTTTATCTTTATCTTTATCAAAATCAGTCTGGTAATAATCACCACACATAATAAACTTACAATTTTCACCGACACGCGTGATTACTGAATCTAATTCGTGAAATGTTAAGTTCTGCATTTCATCTACAAGGATAACAGCATTTGATATTGTAGTACCACGAATAAAAGAGGTTGTAAGAAATTCTATTGCACCCTGTTGAATAAGCTTATTCCAACCTTCTGGATCAGAAACTAATTCAGATACAATCCCACGATACGGGGCAGTATAGGCATCTTTCTTTTCCTCTTCAGTTCCTGGTAGAAATCCAATATCTCTCGTAGGAACAATAGAACGTATGATAACCAACTTGTCATATGGTGTTTCCTTGTCAAGGACATCTTCAAGCCCAAGATACATTGATAAAAATGTTTTACCAGTTCCAGCAGATCCAGCTAAACAAATGTTAGATCCTTCATTATAAGCTTCAAATACTTTCTTTTGATTATCGGTAATTGGCGATAAGGTTTTAAGCCCCTCAAGGCGTATCTTTAATGATCTATTCATTTTGTTTTAATTGTATTATTTTTACCTGAACCACTTTTAATTTTATTTAATACGTCTTTAAATCCATCATCAGTTCTAGAATGTAGACCACCAACCATAGAAACTAATCTTGGTGGTGCTTTTAAGAACTGCTCCATATGTGGATTATCTTCTTTATATTTGTCTAGTTCAGATATTCTCATAAGAACTTCAAATTCTTCACCAGTATCTTTATTACGAAAATTATATGTTGGCATCTTTTTCCTCAGCTTCACGTAACAGTCGTTTTATATATTCATAGTATCGTTCTTGCTTTTCAGCTTTTTGGATGATAATTGGATCTGCTTCTTTTTTCATAAAATCAAATTCAAGTTGGATTTCTTTTATGCTGTGAACCATTTTGGAGTCTCCCTTTTTGACCATACCATTTTGAAATTTTCTTTTTTAGTTTTATAATATAATTGATACGATTTAACTGGATCGTGTTCAATAATACATTCTGGATTAGATTTCATTGCTAGTACAAATGGAGATCTAAGTCCATCTTTAATTTTTCTTGGTGGCAATTTTAGTGGCAGTTCTAATAATTGAAAAGTAGCATGTACCTTTCCATATCGGTACTCATATTCTTTACATAGCGCAAAGAAATGATCGTAATGCCAGCGATAATTAGCGATATTTTCCATAGTCCATAAAGTACAAGGATGGTTCCAATGGACTGCTTTGTATAAAATATTTTCTCTGGCGTCTGGTAGTTCCCAGTACTTAGTCATTGTTTTGCCAGATTTAGAAGGTCTTTTTGTTTCTACTCCATCGATAATACGGTGCGCAGTTGACATCATTTGCGCAGATTCTACAATCATTTTTACAACGTGCTTATCACATTGTAGTCTTGCGGCTTTTACTGGACTTTCATCTAGTATAAACAGGTTCATGGATACATCCTCACTTTCATATAATATTATTATATCACAATCAAGTGAGGATGTAAACAACTTTATGCTGCTAAAAGTTCCTCCAGTTCATCCACTCTTGATTTCATATAATCATACTTCTTTTGAAGTATATATGCTTTCTTATCGTTACCCCTTTTTTCTTGTCTCTTTATAAAATATTCGATTTCTCTGCAATCTCTTTTGAGTCTTTCAATTTGTGATCCGTACATATTACATTCCTCTGTATAGTTAACACGCTTTGGATTTCGGGTAAGAATAGGAACCTCCTGTCTGTTGTTTAAAAGAAAAAAGGACCCATGCCACATTGTGGCGGGTCCTGCACTGGTTATGAGTCTTTTATTATTCTCATAACTATATTTATAAAATTTTATTCTCTAATCAACCCTGGAAATGCTTCTTGTACTAATTTTTTCGTAATTCCTGAATAATGTGCCGAATTATTTGATTTAATCAAACGTTTGTCTTTCATTCGAATAAGCAGTTCACCTTCTTTTGGATGAATTGATTCTAAGATATTAATAAACATCTTTTCACGTTTGGGCGCAGGCATATTTTCTCCAGGACCACCTTTGATAAAATACTTAAATCGTCTTGTTTGATTTAATAAAGAATTTTTTGAATATCCAATTCTTTCAGGATCTTCGTGTGGTGGTTTACCTTCTGGCAAAATAAATTCAATGGTATCATCCATAGCTCCACGCAAAATATCACGTAGGGCTAAGTGGTTATTTTCCTGAAGAACTTTGATTTTTTCTTCTTTAGTTTTTGCTTCTGCTGCCTTTTCAAGGATCTCATGAATCATTAGTCTCATTTTAAGTGAATTCCTCTACACTCTCAATTAATAGTTTACAACGCTTCTTAATAAGGTAATTAAGTATTTTAGACTTATGCGCTACCTTTTGGTTATCGTATCTATTTATAATAGTATTTTTTAATTCTTGAGGTGTTTCGGATAGATCAATAAGCTTCTTATTTCGACAATAGTTTCGATAAACTTCTTGATCCATTACACTTTCAAGGTTTTCTGCATTTTCAAAAAACATATCCATTTTTTTCTTTGTCATTGGAGATTGGCGTATTCCATCAACAAAGGTATTATCAGGGCTTAAAATGTTTGGCACTCCATCGCTAGAATCACCTTTCAAAATCTGGTCAAACAAATATCGTCGAGGATTCGAATCTTGAATAAACTTTTTAGTCATTGGAGAAAATTGACGTACGTTATTATATTTCTGCAATTGGATAAAGTCTTTATCAGCAGAAACAATCATAACATCGTCATGCTGTCCGAACTCTTGTGTTTGTTCTACAAGAGTGCCAATAATATCATCGGCTTCACAACCATCAACCTTAATAGTTTTATATGGTAAATTTTCACCAATTTCTTCAAATACTAAATTGATAATACGAAAGATCTCATTCCAGTCAAGGGATGATTCTTCACGTCCATCACGGCGCTTAAATTTATATTGTGGAAATACATCTCTACGCCAATTAGAAGAATCAGTGGCAATAACCATTTGACCATATTCTTTACGAAACTTCTTATTGTACATTCGAATAGAGTTTAGAATCATATGACGAATCATATCTTCTTGTACATCTAGTTTTTGGGTAATGATATTTGCAATAGCAATAGCGTTATAGTCAATAATAATCATATTTCACCTTTTTCATGATTAATAATATTATATCATATTAATCATTATATGTAAACAGCTTATTCGTCTTCTTCTGGAAAAAATTCTTCACGCTTTTTATCGTTTATTTCTTTTACGTACTTAATTACCTGATGGATTTCATCCATTGGTTCTTGTAAAAAGTGCTGCTTTTCATCTACTCTATACATCATTGCTACAATGAGATTCATGAGTACACCCATATCTTTTACAAGTGTAAGATCTTTCAAAGGGTGGTAACCTCTTCTAGCTAAAGTATTTGTAATATCATCCATTGCTGCATAAGCAATTTCTTCGTAATACTCGCGAGCTTTTTCTAAATCTTCTACTTTTTCTTTTGTAGTTTTTAGCTCTTCTTTCCTATTTGGAAATTGTATAATTTTAGCTTCTTTGTCTTCAGACATTTTGGATTCCCTTTACGTGTTTTGCGTGTATCTTACAACCTATAAACTCGTTGTAATATTCATCGCTAAAAAGAACTCCTCTGTCAAATTGCTCTTTAGCTTCTAAATAAGACATTGCACCCTTTGTATTACATAAGTGTAATATCTCACGCTTAAAATTTTCTCGCCCTTGAGATTCTACAAGCATTTTTACTTGTTCACTAGAACCAAAATAGTCTTTCCAATCAGATTCTTTTTTGACAGTACGACGTCTAGTTTTTCCCTTTAAAGGAGGCAGACGTCTAGTTGCCCAAAAGTTCTTTTTTCCTACGTATTTTTTATTATTAGAAAGATCAGTTATAAGATACACAAAGCCTACATAATCTTCTATATGCTCTGATTCAAATAACTGATCTTTATAAGTCCACTGTTCCATAAATAAACCATTTGATTGCTATATGGTTTATTTATTATTCATCGTATTCGTCCCAATCGTAATCATCATCTGGATAATCATCGTCATTAAAATCTAGATCATCCTTAGTTTCAAAGCCACAAAAGGGGCAAAAAGTTGGAAGAATACCATCTTCTTCTGCTTCTTTAGATCTTACTTCGTACTCGATGTCGCAATCTGCGCAAATTACCTTAGACATTATTGGCTGCTCTCCTGGTTAGTATGTCTGTGGATACTTTTGTATATATAAAATTACAAACTTAGACCCTTTAGAGTATCTTCGTTCACATCTTGCTTTACACCACCAATAACATAAGAACTGATTTCAGTTTCTTGTGGTGCTACTTGCACATTACCACCACCAATCCATTTTTCAGTCCAAGGCAAAGGATTTGCTTGTGGAACAGAATATGGAGATGGAACTCCGATTGCTTTCATACGTTTGTTAGCAATCCATTCAATATAGTTATAAAGAAGTTTAGCGTTCAATCCAATCATTGAGCCATCTTTGAAAAGATAGTCAGCCCAAACTTTTTCTTGGTCTACTGCATCAACAAACATTTTGATAACTTCATCTTCGCATTCTTCTTTAATTTTTGCAAAGTCAGGATCATCCTTGGGCAAAGCTTTAATCATAAACGAAGAAGCCGCCAAATGTGTGTTTTCGTCACGAGCAATAAACTTAATAATTTTTGCGTTACCTTCCATTTTTTTGAGTTCTGCAAACGCCCACGAGCACGCAAATGATACATAGAATCTTACACCTTCTAGAATATTAATTGAGTTAAGTGCTAACCAAAGTTTCTTTTTTAAATCATAAAGGTTAATATCAATTGTTTCTTCTAGTCCTGAAGGATGCGTAATTTTACGTTTACCTTCACCCAATAGATTATACCATGAATTTGCTTCAATACAATCATCGTAATATTTTGAAATATCTTTTGCGCAATCTACGATTTCTTGAATATCTAACATCTCATCGAATACTTTTGATGGGTTAGCATATACATTACGAATAATGTGAGTATATGAACGTGAATGGATTGTTTCCATAAATGTCCACGCCATAACCAATGGCTCAAGCTCAGGCAGTGAAGCAACTGGCATAAGTGTTTCAGTTGGTCCACGACCTTGAACAGAATCTAATAGAATCTGGCGCTTTAGGTTAGATGTAAAGATATGTTGCTCATGCTCGGTTAGTGCACGAAAATCTGATTTATCTTTTGATACATCAATTTCTTCAGGACGCCAAAAGAATCCTAACTGCTTATCAGTAATCTTATCCAACTCTGGATACTTCACTTGATCATAACGAGCAATATCAACACCTTCATCATAAAACATTGTTGATGTTAGGTGTGATTTTTGTTTTTGTTTAAATACTGATGCCATTTATTCCTCTTAAATTTTGCAGCTTTCACAGTCTTCATCGTCTACCATTTCCGTTGGTAGATCTTTAATTGCAGGGTCATCATTCCATTCACCTGCGCCGTCAAATGTATTGTTATAGTACATTTGCTTTCCACCATACTTATAGAAGGTAATCATATCTGTAATCAAACGAGACATTGGTACTTTACCATCTTCAAAGAATTCAGGATTATAAGAACTATTTACAGAAATGCCTTGATCGATATATTTTTGTAGAACAGCACATAGTTTCAAATAACCATCTGGTGACTTTTGATCCCAAAGTAGATCGTATTTATTTTTCAAATGGTGATAACCAGGAACAACCTGAGCCATTACACCATCTTTAGATTGCTTATATGATACTAAAGCACGAGGTGGTTCAATACCATTTGTTGAGTTTGAAATTTGAGCTGATGTTTCAGCAGGCATTAAAGCCATTAGTGTAGAATTGCGGATGCCAGTTTCTTTTAATTGCTGGCGCAATCCTTCCCAATCCATACGTTCTTCGTGAGGAACTAGTTCATCAACTTCTTTTTTATACGTATCAATTGGTAAAACACCATGACCATATTTGGTTTCCATATTCTTTGGAATAGAGCCTTTTTCTACAGCAAGATCTGCAGATGCTTTAATTAGGTAATAACTCCACGCTTCAGCGAATCTATCCACCTCTGCCAATGAAGCATCATCGTATTTAAGTCCTCTCTTAGCAAGAAAGTATGCAAGATTAATAATACCAACACCAAGAGGGCGGCGATCAAAAGTAGAGCGTTCAGCAGCCGGAACTGGGTAGTTTTGATAGTCAAGCAAAGCATCCAATGCTCTAACTGCAAGCGTACAATACTTTTCGAATTCCTTTGGATCATTAATAAGTCCCCAGTTAATTGCAGAAAGAGTACATAACGAAATTTCTCCTTCAGTATCATTTGAAGAGCTTAATGGTTTTGTTGGTAAGTCAATCTCACAACAAAGATTTGATTGACGAATTGGAGCAACCTCTGGTAAGAATGAGCCGTGTGTATTTGCATGGTCAACATTCATTAAGTAAATACGGCCAGTATCTTTACGCTCAGTCAAGAACTGAGAAAAGACTTCCATTGCTGACATAGTCTTTTTACGAATAGAAGTTTTACGTTCATACATTTCATAAAGTTCTTTGAACTTATCTTGGTCTGCATAAAACGCTTCGTATAAATCTGGTACTTCATCTGGTGAGAAGAATGTAATATTACCACCCGTCAAAAGACGCTCATACATTACTTTATTAAATTGAAATGCATAGTCCATATGGCGAACACGAGTTTCTTCAGTACCTTTATTGTTTTTCAATACAACAAGATCTTCAAACTCATAGTGCCATACTGGAAGATAAACTGTAGCAGCACCACCACGAACACCACCTTGTGAACATGACTTTACAGCTGCTTGGAAATATTTCAAAAACGGAATGAGTCCTGTATGAACAATTGAACCATCATTGATTTTAGAACCAATAGCACGAATAGCACCTGCACCAATTCCAATACCAGCCTTTTTCGAAATATATCTTACAATAGAGGTTGAAGTTGCATTAATAGAATCAAGGCTATCGCCGGACTCAATAAGGACACAAGAGCTAAATTGCCGTGTCGGAGTCCTAAGCCCAGCCATGATAGGAGTAGGCAAAGAAATAAAGAATTGAGAAACAGCATCGTAAAACTCCTTTACCCATTTCATGCGAGTGTCTTGTGGATAATCGGCAAACAAAGTAGCACCAATTAGCATATAAGCCATTTGTGGTGTTTCGTAAATTGTTTTAGTTCCACGATCTTGTACTAAATATTTACCACGGAATTGCTCCATAGCAACATAGGTAAAGTTATCATCTCTTTCATGTTTAATAAACGAATCTAGAGTAGTAATTTCGTCTTCATTATATTTTTTCAAAATATCGGCATCATATACTTTGCGGCCAACATTTGTTTTAATTAGATCTAATAGGGAAGATGGTTTATAGTCACCATATACTTCTTTACGTAGTTTATAGTTAACTAGTCTTGCAGCAACGTATTGGTAGTTAGGTGTATTTTCTGAAATAAGTTCTGCTGCTGATTTAATAAGTAGCTCATGGATAGAATAAGCGGGGATTTTATCATATAATTGAATATTTGCTTTTAGTTCAATTTCTGAAATTGAGACTCCAGCTATTCCTGCTGTAGCCCACTCTAGTACTTTGTGTACCTTTTCAAGATCGAATGGTTCTGTGTGACCATCTCTCTTGGTAACGAGGAAGGTTTGGTTCATTAATAACTCCGTTGCTTCAGAGAAAACTTTACTATGCCAATGCCGAATGCATTGACTCTATTACTTGTCTTTATTGGATTTATTATATATCAAATTACGATTTTTGTAAACTGCTATTCTGCATTATTTTGCAAATTATTTGCTTTTGGCTCTGAAGCTTCGGAGATTGCAGTCTCGTAATAAACAATGATTTGTGATTGTTGGTTGATAAACCGGCGAATGTCTTGAATATTAATAGCTAAACGTTCATAATCTCTTACTGGCATAGCAATAAAGACTACTTCACCATAATCTTTACGAAAATCCTCAATAAACTGTTCTAGATTTTCTTCAGTAACTACTTCAAATTTCACATCAGCCAGATCTACAGGCTTTGGCCTTGGCTGAAGCATAATGTTTGGACCTACATATTCCGTTACTGTTTGAATACGTGGTTCAGTGCTGAATGAACTACATCCACTACTCAGGAGTACTGCTGGGAGGAGTAAACCTAGAGTCACTTTCGATTTGGTCAAAAACTTCTTTAGTTCCATTATTAATTCTCGTCTCAATAAGTCCTGGCTTACGTAAAGCCAAGCGCGTTAAATCATGATCAGATAATTTAGCTCTAATCTGATCAAGCCCCTCTTCAGCTTGTCTTAAGTTAGCTTGAAGTTCATCGTTCAATCGTTGCTGTGTTTCTGCATCTTGTCTCAACCGACCAATAGTTGCTTCATTAGTCTTTACCGCTTGATCTAAGATTTGTTTTTCAGCAGTTAATTGCTCAATTTTAGCTTGTGTAGAATCATAGTAGTACTTAGCACCAAAGCCAAGTCCTCCTAATAGACCCATTACTATAATTATACCATAAAGTTTCAGCATAGTACACTACTATTTTTTCTTTTGTCTTTCTTTCATAGCATTAATGAAATTAAGACCTTGAGATCTTCTGAACATAGTATCAGTATCATTCTTTTTACGTTTATCACGTTTTTTAAAATATACTTGATCTGCTGATGGAGTAAGATCTACGCCTCCACCACCTACGGCATTTGCTGCCATTTCTTTCATATATTCAACAAAGGATTTCATCGACTAATTTCTCCTGGATTGACATATATTTCTTGTTTGGTTTTTAAGTGTAATACTTTATAAATTGGAGTACCAATCATATATCCTTCTGGAATAGTGTCTTCAAAAACCTGAATTTTTGTACCTTTAAGAGCAATCATTTCTGCGGTTTTTGGTGATGGTATATCATTTTCTAATGTATAAACACCTGGTTGGAGTTGTTCACCAATCATATACCATGTAGATTCAAATAAGGTATCGTCAAAATCTACATCCATTTTTTTCAGAATCTCAATAATTTCTTCTTCTGACATACCAGTTTCTTCTTTAATTAAGAATAATGCTGTTGCCCATGAAGCTAATTTAGTTTTTCCAAATGGTAGTTTATTAAGAAGTCGTTTAATATTAAATACTAATCTATGAAAAACAGTATAAGCAGCTTTTTCTTCAGAAGTTTTGAGCTCACGAGTCTTTTTCAAGACCTTACCGTCATTGTCGATAATGCCTAATTCATATGCAGGTGTTTTTTCCCAATCGGTAACTAATAGCTTAATAAATCTATAAGCGTAAAATAAATCACCGGTTCTAGAAATAATACTCATATTTTTCTTAATCTCTCAACTACCAATGGATCTAAAGGTACATCCATTTTTTCTTTTTCTGTAATATAGTTTAAGTAAAGTAGCATAGGTTTTATTACTGGCCAATGTTTCTTATTTACTTTATACCATAACATTTTAACAGTTGCTCTTATTCCGAAAACATTTGCAAGAATTACAATATGATTTAATATTAATCTTTCTTGCAAATCGTCATCGTTATAATATCTGCCAAGTAAGCGCTTCACATACTTAAAGCGATTTAGATCATCATAAAATTCCTCTGCATCAGTGCAGTTTGGATTCTTATAACTATTAGCCGCATACAAAAGAAAATTTTCTTCGTTCAATCGCTCAAAAAGTTTCATAAATTCCTCAATAAAATAGATTGTTGTTTTATCTATTTATTCAGCAATATGATCTAATAATTTCTCAAGTAATTTCTTTTTGCTCATTCTGCGATCTAATTCAATTCCATAATCTCTAGCTACGCTTTCTAACTTAGCTTTAGTAAGAGCTTTTAGTTCGTCTGGTGATAATACACCATCACCATCTTGATCAGCACCTGTTACTGTAATTTCAATTTCACCATGAGTGTCAGTTATTTCTTCTAAAGATTCTTCTTCAGTAATTTCTTCTACTGTTTCTTCTTCAACTTCTTCAATAACTTCGACCTTAGGTTCTACTGATACAGTAGGAACTGGTGTATTGATATTCAATGTAATTGTTTTTGGCTCTTCTTCTTTTTTACGATTATTGAATTCATCGCATTGCTGTGCTGTCATTCTTTGAGCTTTTAGCAATTCACCATTCTTACCAATAAACCCTCTAGGTGTTGCAGTTGCATCTTTTAACCATGTAGGGACATTCATAATTTACTTCCTCGGTTTAAACATATCCACGATTTTAGATCCAGGCTTTGGCTTGAAATCAGCATCATCGCCAGGTTCATTCATAGCTTCTTCAATTGAAGTTGGAGCTTCAGGTTCTGGCATATCTGTTTCAAGTTCTTCAGCTACTGGTTCTGCCACAAATTCTGGAGCAGGTGCAGGAGCTGGTTTTGGTGCTGGTTTTGGTGCTTTTACACCATTCCATTCATCACACTCAGCCTGTGTTAAGTTTCTACTTTTTAGCAATTCACCCTTTGGTGAATAATAACCATTTGGTTTTGCAATTGCATTTTTAAGCCAACCAGGTTTTTTCATTAGACTCTCCTATTATATTTCATTGTCTACTAATACTATATCAAATGCTGCAGTAACTCTCGCATTATTTGATCTAACTTCTGCTCTGACATCTAAATCAGATTTTTCTGGAATTTGGATTGGAACTCCAAATTGATATGAATATTGTCCACCAACGCCAGCAACTTCTGCTGTATGTCCAATTCTAAATGAATCTTGTCCAAAGTATCTCACAAACATATCTACTGTTGCATCGGCATTAGCTGCACAAGTAGATGTTCCTTGAAGCAAATAACCAGTTTTACCTGCGGGGACTGTGTAAATGGACATAAGCGTTTGTGATTTACCAATATTGATTCTTAGTATTTCATCGGTATCATTTGATACTCTAATTTGTGTTTGGTTTGCAATTGTGCCATCAATATATGCTCTATAAACTCTTTTGAAAACTACAGTTCCAGTAGCAGAATTACCAGAAATAGTAAAGGTATCTTCTACTTCTTCAAAATTTTCATCTAAGCCTAAAACATGAACCGTAATTCCATCATCTAAAGAAGATAATGTTCCATTAGAAGTTGTAGTACTAATAGTTAGAGCCGATGGAGTATCAAATGCATCCCAAGGATATAAAGTATCACTAACATCCCAAATAGTACCACTACTATTTTGAGACATGGCAGGAACAGCACCAAACTTATGAACAGTGGCCCAACCATCAACCAATCCTGCAG